GCACCGCTATTCGTGGATGATATATAAATACTGGACTTATTCATATTCACTGCGGATATTGGTAAGTTTTGTAGAGTAGAAGTCAGTGTTAATGTTCCGTTTTGCAAACTCTTGACATTGTTAAACTCTACAACTTCCCATGCTACTGTGCCTGTTCCAGAAGCTAGTGGTCTGGTAATTTGTAAATTAGTTGGGCTTGTCAAAATGCATCTATAGGTATTCGCAGCTGAGGTTCCACCAGCAGGACTAATAAAGATTCTTGGAATTGCTTTGGTTAAATCTACGGCTGATATGGTAATATTTATTATGGCATCAGTACTTAAAACTGAATACTCCCCACGTTGAATAGGGCTTTTAATATTACTCCCACCGCTAGCTCCATCAATCCCAAAGTTACCTAATAAATTACTGTCTATCTTCCCATTCATTAGGCATCAACCTCCAAGCATGACAAGTAATAATCAATGCTTGCTGCTGCTCCTGCTAATCCCATAACCTGCTTCCCTGTTAATAGTTGAGTTTGCCTTTGCTGTAGGTATCCATCATTCTTTAGGACTAACTTTGTTGGAAAAAGGGTTGTTCCGCTACTCGACGTAATGGTTGCCGTTTGGTCTGTTACTGTTTTATTAACTAAACTCATTTCCATGATGATAAGTTTACGCAATGCAGGAACGGTGTATGGAGAACTGTTAGAGTTTAATGCTGTTGATGTAGATGCTAAGGTTCCTTCTAGAACTACGCTTATATCTGCTGCCATTATATTCTCACCCCTGTCTGTAATCTTTTGTAGCGTTGTGTATTAACTGTTAATTGCGTTGCTACGGTATCCTTTATCTGCCCTGCTGTATTAGATAGCATAGGGTCAGTGACTGTACCGGGAAGAATAGTTCCCGCCTGTGCTGCCTGCGCTATTGATAATAGATTGAATATTTGAGTAAAGACGGTGTTTCCTGCCAATCCTGCGATTGTTGCGCTACCGATATTATCAGCTCCGCTTGTCCCTGCTGCGATTGATGCTAATTGAGCTAAGTGAGTGCTATTGAAATAAGCCGTAAACTCTGCCCCAAACTTATCAAAGAGATATTGGAGCTGTGGTGCTGTTAATCCCCCTACATCATTTGGCAGGGGATTTTGTGTTGCTATATTGTCTGTTACTACTGTGCTTTGTGTTAATGCCATTAGGTCACTCGTCCTCCCCTGCGCGCTGGCATGTTTATTGATAAAACTGTGCAATTTTCATTGAGACTACTATTACTTAGAATTAACTTGAAATAAGTGAAACCCATTGCTTGGAGTTCCAAGTAGAACGGTTGCGGATTATATGAAGTTAAGAAGCTCCAATGTGCGAAGTCAGCATGTTCAAATGTTGCTAGATCGTAGAATACAGATTGAAGTACGCCTGTTCCTTCGTTGTTTGTGGCAGAGTTAATATCTAGTCTCACCTTCGGATCTGGCTTAACAGATACCCAAACATTATTCATGTACTTATTGAGCCATTCTGCTTCAAAGTCATAGAAACCCATTTCCCAAACTGCGACTATTGCAACGCCATTGTCATTTCTTAGTGCTGTGTCAAACTTTTCAATAGTTCCAGTTGTGCCGAAATACATTTGTCCATTAATCGTGATAAAACACTTTGCAGGGATATTATCAAAGTCATAAAAAGTGTCATTCAAATAGTTGTAAATCCACACTTTTGAACCAATACAGAGCCAATATTCAGACATCTCTTTCCAGTTGTAGGTTATTGCCTGAGTTAAATCTTGAGCTAAAAGAGAGTCCTGCGTCCGTTGACTCATTAACTTCTCGTTTGTCTGATCTCGAACTGTGGATGATGACCATTCGTGGATACCATTGAATATTGTCATCATTTTGTTGTTGATAATCTGTGTTTGACCGGGTGCAATGTTCCCTATCTCATCATTAAGTTCAAATGTTGGGAAGTTGACAACATCTAAGCCACCGGCAACAGGAGTAGATGAATAATAGGAGTACATGACTCCCATCTCAAAGCATATCTTTTGCCTGTCGTATTGCTTCTCAATCCCTGTGATAGCGTATTGACCATTACCTAGATCATCGAAGGAAGTTGACTCGAAGTATTCAGCTGAAGGAATGCCATTTGCAAGCCCTGTCCATCGTCTGCGGTTTTTGTTAGCTGTATCTCCCCATATGAAGAGACGAGAATCAGTTTGACCGCTGTAATCCATAGCAAAGCGGCATTTCTCTACAGAAGCGCGATTGCCTAAGCCTTTTGTCCAGCCTATGTCAACACTGCCTGGGACTCCTGTTAATGGTGCGACTGTGAAGGTCACTTTTCCTAACACTAAATCAACGGTGTAATCTGTTGTAATTACTTTAAGAACTCCATTGATATAGACAAAATCTATAGAGGTTAAATTAGTCTCTGATAACTGGAATACTGTCTTAACTCCATCTGGACTAAAGGTTTGATGTTTTGCACCTGTTAAGTCATTGTTGAGTTCGTACAGAGAACCAAGTCCTACGCCTATACCACCATCAGGAGGGCAGTTGACAGCGACTAGTGGTCTATAACCTGCCACTACAGCAAAGGTTGTGCCATCAAAACTCTTATACTCAAACCCATTGAACAGATAAACCTTTGTACCAAATGCCTGAAAGCGAGTTGGTGCATCAGTTAGGGTTCCAAGGTCTGTCTTTGCGCCTGTTGTGAGATTGCCACTGTATAAGTGACCATTGTTGCAAAATAAAAAGAAGCTAGTATTGTTTAGCTTCCCATTCCACATTCCCATAACGTCACCAATTAAGGCAGAGAAGAGAGTTTTGTAGCCTTCTCTCTTTTTGAGCTGTCCATTTGGTGTTATGCGCCAGTTTACCTGCTTACTCGCTTCGCCCAACTTTAGCCCGTACTGCCCTTCTGGATTTTCATTCTTCCCTAAGAATTTCTTTATTTCAGCAGGAGGGATTTGACGAGGAATAATTATTTTTGCCATCGTTTACCCTCCCATGCTTCCAACACTATATACGTCCTCTATCTTTCTCATAGGTGCTGGTTGTTTTCTTCGACTGTCTATTTTAAGTTCTTCAAATATTTGTTGGAAGAACGATGCACTTGCAGGGTCCTCGATTAATATAAGATGACTAGCCAAGTAATACGCACCAGACATAGATGTAATGTCGTCCACTTGTAACGTCTGTGTTAAATCAGTTATGGTTATTGGCACAGGTTTATAGATAACTCTAACTTTGCCAACATACTCATGGTCTACAAGTAGGATGTTTCTACCTTCCCATGCAAAGTCACCATCACGAACATAACCTTGGATAGGAGATTCATTGACGATTTGATTCATGCTCTTGAAATCATCCGGCATCTTGTGTTTTACCATGGGTGCAAAGTCAGGTATACGATCAGCAAGCACAGGATAGGAGTATAAGGCTAGGTTGATAACTTTGTAGTAAGTTGGTCCACTTAACCGATAGCGTGACTTGGTTGCCCCTACCGTTGGTGTGACAAGTGCTTTATATTGAGTAAAGGAAGTTACGGTTGGTGGAACAGTAATGGTTGCTAGTGTGTTCCAAACACTGGTAAAATCTTCGACATAGATTATTCCGGGACCATCAACTTCTATGTTGTGCGCCTTAACGCTTCCCATGACTTCAATGTTAATGTCTTGATCTAAATGTTCCCGCATGATGAATCCATTGCTAATTAGATTAGGTATAGGTTTGCTATCAAATTCAAAGGTTGAATAGATATTACCTGTTCTACTCATAATGTTCTGCCATAACGTGAGCAATCCGAGTGATCTTGCGCGGTATGATGCTGTTTTGCCCGCATCTATTGTGCCGTTTGGACTACGCTTGCTTATTAGGTCACAAGTGAAATCAAATATTTGCTGTGCGGTGAACATGTGCCACCTCCCTTATTTACATAAAAAAATAGGCAGAGGAAATTAATCCCCTGCCTCCATGGTGAGAAGTCAGTTACTCTTCATCTGAAATTTGTTCTGTTACTGGAATAACTTTGCCTTTTTTGTCAAACTCTACTTCTCCAACGAGTGTAAAGCCTTCTCGTTCGATCATGCTCTTTTGGCTTTCGTCACGGATTACGATAGTTGCACCGTCTTCGTTTTTATATTTCCACATAAGCGTTCTCCTTAACTAGTCTTACGACTAGAGATTTTTATGGCAATATACGGCCTTCTTCTTACTCGTCAGAACGAATGCATCATAGATGATACGTCCTTCAACGAGCGAACCACTAACACCGGGAGGATTGTCATGCACCTTATAATCCTCTAACTTCTTAGGTGAAACAGTTGCGGAAGGATGGCATCCAACAAAGTCAACATTGGCCGGAAGATAGATACTTGGTACACGAACAATCTTCACTCCGTCAACTTCCCCGACTTGTCCATTAATCAGCATTGCTTGACCAAGTTCAGAAGCCTTGATGAAGTTGTTATCCAACTTGATAAAGGTATAGAACGCCGGAGAAACAAACGAAATCAAATTAGCAAGAGGAACTTTCCCATTAGAGAAGTATTCGCTCATTGCTAAGAACGCAGCATATGCGGTTGTTGCACTTAGGACCGCAGCAACAGGGGAACCACCAGCAGCGATTGCAGCAGTTACCATTGCAGCAAGGCGATAAGAGTCAAGTTCTGGCACGATTACTTCGTCTTGTTGACGAGCCAAGGCTTTGCCTGCGTCCATTGTTCCGACTGTTTCCTCAGCGTTTCCTTTGTCAATTGTAAAGGTGAAGCCACGGTCTTTAAGGAGTTGATAACTCGTTTTGTTGTTTTGCAGTTCACCTGGTACTCCATAACGATTTGCACCAGTACGAACATAGTCGGCCATCGCAACTGTTGGAATGTCATAGACGGTTACTGTGTCTACACCAGACCATTCATAAGATTGATTGACAGCAGCTTCTGTCATTGATTTGAGTTTGAATCGTTCGTCTACTACTGGACTATATTTTGCCGCTAAATTTACAGCCATTGTATACACATCCTTTTAATTTTTACTTAATACTGTTGAATCCCTTGATAAACGGATCTTCCTCCGCTACCTCTTGACTCCCATGTTCTGTCACAGAGCCTACAGGGGCCTTTCCTGCCACTTCGCTATTGTGTTCGAGTAGTTTTATCCTCTCCCTAAGTGAAGCGTTGTCATGCTTGGCATATGCCGCAATAAGTGGCACTCCATTC